AAAATGTGAATAACATCATTGTCGCCTGTTCTATTGTGACAGACAAAACAGTATGTATGCCCATCAGAGTACAAAGAATTGCCATCTGATGAGCCACAATTATCGCAAGGTATATGCCTTACGAACTCGCTTTCAGTTAGATTAACCATTCGAGTGGAATATTATGGAAAGACGTCCATGGTATATCATGTTTTTCACACCATATAGCATAAGTCGTCTTACTTTTTTTTGAAATTTTATTAAATGGTGATTGAAACACCATCCTTAAGTCTAATTCTGGGTTGTCTTTCTTGACGGCCTTAATCTTACGGCGATCAGCTGCGTCCCAATAGCCCTTGGTTTCGAGATGAACATGATTAGGTAACACGAAATCAGGACAATAGTTATGTTGTATAGTGTAAGGAACTCGTTTACTTTCATATTCATAAGAGACACCAAGACCTTCGAGAAGGTTTGCTACCTTCTCCTCCAGTCCTGATCTATATTTAGAAGTCTTCTTCTTCATCTACTGTTTCAGTAGGTGTAACGTTAGGATCATTTGTTTTAAATCCTGATGTAGTACCAAACAATTCAGCTACTTCATTAGCATCTAGATCGCCAGTATCTACGCCAGCTTCTCCTTTTACTGAGACAACCTGTACACCAACAAGCTTAAGAGAACTACCATAGGTAACTCCATCTCTAAGGATATAAGGCTTCTGATAGAAACCCAATTTAACTGTAGACCCTGCGTATAATGGTGTTTTTGCATCGGTTACTGGTACTCCCTCTGTGTCTACTACAGGTGGGCGTTTGTCCTCACTCCATGAGAACTTGATTTTATATTTACCATCGGAAACTTCTTCCCATGGTTCAGGTTTAAGTGTTGATCTCTTAGGGTTCTTGAGTTTTGACTCAGCCCACTTTAAGACATCAGCTCTTTCAGTTTCTAATTTGTCAATAATAGCATTATCAACAACAGCCGAGAGAGAATACCCAAACTTACTAGGAGCTAGTACAGCTTGGAATCCTTCAAGTGTGACAGGTTTGTCAGTGGTGTGGATAGTTCTACTCACCTAGTAATGCCTCCTCTAGTGATTGAGGTTGGTCTAGTTCATCAATCTCTTTAGCTAAAGATTGACGATACTCTCTAAGTTCAGTAAGTCTAGCATCAACAGAATTTAATTGCTTTCTTTTTTGCTCTAATTCAGCTTTCTTAAGCCTTTCCTCAGAGACCACAACTATAGTAGGTGGTGCAAAGAAGCTATCAAATAATGAATAGTGGTTCATTTAACAGAAAAAATAAGTTGAATCAATCACATCGGAGGGTTCTAAGTCTCCTATGATCGGTGGTTTGGTTGTTGCTCCAATAGCTGAAGCAAACTCGGTAAGGTAATCTCGTTCAGCAAAGAGTTCCATGTAGGTTTCTCTTACTATACTAGATAGAGCAGTCATATCTGTAGCTCTACATAAGACACTATCATGTATTAGTGCTATTGGTCCACAGAACTTTAACGCACTGAAATGTAACAGTGTCGCATCTAGACTGTGGATTAGATTAGGTGCAGTAGCAGCCTTATGTCTTAGCTTATCAGCAGCTTCAGGATCATCTGTAGCTACACTTAGTATACAACGGCCTAATAATTGTAACTCTAATTTTTCAACTTGCTTCTTCTGAATCCTTTGGTTGACAACAAATCCAGAAGGTGTAGTCCATGTTAAAATTAAGTTAGGGTTATCTTTGAATTGTTTAGATACTTCCTTTTCTATCCATGACATAACAGCCATAGGGCCAGGAACTATCTGATGCATAGCATCTCTAACAGCTTTGACTGTGAGTGTTAAGTCATCTTTCTCTATCTCTATACCATCTTCTTTCAATGCGTCCCTGATGTAGGAACGATTCGAGAATGGTTTTGCATTGTAAGGGATAGTCATAACGGTACGTTTGACCTTCTTCCTATCCCATACAGAGTGTAGCTTGTGTGGTATATAAGGTTTAGCACACTCAGCTACTACCTTATATGCGTCCTGTGGTCTATCAGAAGGCAACACATTGACGAGTTGTGCTGTCTTACGGTCTCTCGCTAATCCAGCAAGGATCTGAAGACCACTACATGTAGCGTCCGTGGCAACCATTAAACGTGTGTGTCGTCTTAACTGTTTAGTTACTACCGCATAGTACTCCTCACACGCCGCTAAAAATTGCCACGGCTCTTCAGCTTCTTCCCAATTATGTGTATCCATTGGGAATCTAGCTACTCTATTTATAAGCCAACTATTCTCTAAGACCCAATCTTGTCTAGCATCCCAAGTCTCTTTATCTAAACCATAAGTTGTAGCTACTTGAAACGCTAACCATTGTTCAGCATCATCACCCATTACTTCCTCATTAGAGAAATTTAAGAGTGATTTACCAAAGTCAGTATCTTGTGGAGTTAGAAATGCAGGTATAGGGTATGCCCTTCCACGGTAGTCGAAACTCCACGGAATGAAAAACTCTTTACCTTTAAACTTTCTAACTGCCTCCATAGTCATCCTAGTTCTACATGAACGTCTGAATGCACCTGCATTATTGTTCATGACCTCTGCAGCAGCTCTACGGTATGCCTTACGAGCTTCCTTGTTCTCTGCTATATCAGGAGGTTTAGGAGGGAGTGGTAACTCAACTATAGGGATAAACTTTCCTACACTTATCCCCCTTTCGTAGAGCTGTTCGGCTACGTTTACAACAAATGGGTTGAGTTGATAACCTACCTTCTGAATCTTGTTCAAGAAAGCTATAGGTTTTTCTCCCTGTATACGGGTGTGGTTACCACGTCTAACCATTTCATGACCTTTCATTACCTCATTAAGTATGTAGCCACCCGGCTTTTCACCCCAGTCATTCGGTTCAATGAGCATCGGCCATGCTAATGGAGCAAACAGTTCAGCATCATTCATAACTTGATCTTTGATAGCTATGAATTCAAGTGTAGGTACTATGTAGTTAGTAGTTTTCCTACCTACTCTACGCCTATCTTTATAGAACCATCCACTTGTACTCATGATACAATCTAATAACCAAGTACCAAGTTTAATTCTATTAGCTCTACCCCATGATGTCCAGTTCGGTATACCGTACCTGTTCATGAGTGTTTGTATTACTACTACCTTCTGATGAGTACCACATGACTTATGCCAGTAGTTTTCCTTTAATGTATGTAGTAAGGCAGGTGCTTTAGCTTCATAATGTCTCATTTGACATTCACTTTCTATAGCTTGCCCAATCGATTCACTGACTGTGATTAATTGATTACTATTTTCTTTAATACTAAATACTTTATCAAACGTTAGCTTACATGCTATAGCAGCAGCAGCTAATGGTTCAAGGTCAGCTAGGTATTGATGTATCTCTTTAAATGATTTACCTGCTTGTCCTTTATGTAATCTATTGGTAGTGTCCTTGATCTTATCTACTACCAATGGTAATAGACTATCGATAGAAGTAATACCATAAACAGTAGCTGAACCATAACTCTTCTCTTCTAGTTGTCTAGTGTTCTTGTGTAATCGCTTGAGTCCCTGAGCTATTTGGTCTCGTTCTAATTTAATTTGCTCATCAATCTGTGCTGGTGTTGGCATGTGTTCTTAAGTCATCATTAATTTGGTTAATTAATAAATCTTTTATCTCTTCATAATGTGGGTGATCTTTAGGTAGAGAATCTAATGCTTGTTTCTCATACGTGTAGATATCAGAAGATGGTATTTTAGTACTCGTCATCTGCGTATGGGTTGAAGTTGTCATCGGGTCTTTCGTCTTCATAGTCTTGCATGTCATCGAATGGTTCCTCCTCGTTGGCTGTGAAATGTGGTAAGTAATGTATTCTATGTGCATCACATATCGTGATGTTACTAGGAACTATCTCCTCGTTCATGATCTTATCTAGTTTCTTCTTAGCACCAAGATCAGTTTTATATACATACTCGTTTATCTTACCTGTAATAACATCTTCCTGACGTATAATACATGATACATCATTAGGTATCTCATAACCTCCTACACGGTAAGCCATAAATTTACCGAATGGAACAGGTGTGAATTTGTCAGCTGAGATTGACTTATACTTAGCCCATTTGTTAGGAAAGTATTTCTTCATAGTAAGTCCTTGAGTACGTTTACAATGTCACGATAGTAAGCAACCTTTGCTAATTCATCTTCAATAGATTTCATAACGTCACTATGCTCACCTATTCCAACAGGATTAGAGAGATAGATCTTGACGTTAGCTAGATGTTTCTCCATATCTCCTCGTGCATGAGATAAGAGTGCATGTTTTAGTTCGTCTTTCATGTTAATCAACTGGGATAAGGTCTACAAGGTAATCGTCCATGAGTTTTGCTTCCTCATTGGCGTCATAAGCAGCAGTGTACCAGTCTTCAGATGACTTTAGTACAAAGCTTCGGCCACTTTCTAAAGTGACATAGTAATGGTGTTTCATAATGGTCTACCATCTTCGTCACATACATCTTCTTCCTTTTCTTCATTCTCTTTTTCCCACTTTCTTTTATTAACCATCTGTTGCGTGTATTTCTCACATGCTTCTTTTGCAGTGGTTAAATGATAACAATTGATTCTATATTCATCACCACATGAACTATAACATTGCTTTAATCTCCACATAACAGCGTCCATGTCCTCACATATAGCAAGAACAGTTGTTTCGCCATCGTACTGATTAACAGTACTAATTGTAAAGTATTCAGGTGAATTTGGGTGTGACATAATAAGAAATTGGGTAGAGTTGACTGTGAAAATT